TGGAAGGTGTATACAAGTAGAAGCTAAGGACGGGCAATATATCACAAATGATTATATATTGACTCATAATAGTATGATTTGTTCGGTGTTTTATCCTTTCTGGTGTGCATTATTCCAGAAAAAGAAAGATATTCTAATTATATCAGCCTCAGAGGGACTCGCTATTGAATGGTTACGCAAGATGCGTACCGAAATGGAGTCTAATCCGTTTATTCTTAAATATTTTGGAGATTTAAAGTCAAATAAATGGACGGAGACCCACCTGATATTGAATAACAAGCAAAAGACGAACATTCGTGCTCGTGGTGCTGGAGGTCAGATACGAGGTTTTCGCCCAGATTTGATAATATTAGATGATATAGAGACTGATGAGTCAGTAGCAAGCTCAGAACAACGCACAAAGCTACGAGAATGGGTCTTTAAAGCTTGTTTGAATACATTGTTACCTCATGGTCAGTTTATCTGGATAGGCACCATTATAAGCCCTTTAGCCCTATTACAAGAGATGTTAGATAGCGATAATGACTGGGAAAAGAGAAAATTCAGAGCTTACAAGGATGCTAGACAGGAGGAAGGTTATGAATTATGGAAATCACTCTGGTCGCATAAAAAGTTACAAGCAAGGAAAAAGGAGATTGGGAGCACCGCTTTTGCCTCGGAATATCTCAATGACCCTATTCTTAATGAAGCATCACCGATTAAACCACATCAACTCAGGTATTGGAATGAGCTTCCTACTAATTTGTCTACTGTTATTTCCGTTGACCCTGCTTACTCTGATGATGAGAGGGCTGATTATAAGGTGGCAACTCTGGTTGGTATTAATTCTCAACATAATCGTTATCTTGTTAGTTATATACGGACTCACCGTCCTTCTGGTGAATTTATAGATTCAATATTAAATTTATATCTTCAGAACAAAGATACTTTGACAGCGATAGGTGTTCCTAATTCTGGAGTTGAAAAAGAGTTTTTTAATTCATTTGTAAGAAAAGCACACGATAGACACTTATATCCTCCAATAGTAGAACTAAAAAATACATTTAAGAGAGGAACAGATAAAGTTATAAGAAAAAAGAAAGATAGAATAGTGGCAGCGTTACAACCATTGTTTGAGTCTGGAAAATATTATATACACGCTAATCATGAAGAAGCTAAAGATGAGTTACTTACATTAGGTGCTTCTCGTTGGGACGATATTGTTGATTGTTTGTGTTATGCGGAAACTATTATAACACCAAATTACATAGAACCAGAAGTTAATAAAAGAGGAAGATACGGAGAATTATTACCAGACGAAAAAGAAATAAAAGTATTTGATTATGGATATTAAAGGAGATAAAAAGTGGCAGTAAAATACCAAAAAGAAGTAATACAACCAGCAGCAGGTATGTCTAATAATGGCATGAATGAGCTGGTTACTAAGATAAAGAATTGGCAATCTGATTCTGAGAATTGGACTGAAACTTGGAGAAGTTCTCAAGACAAGTGGCATAGAATGAGAATGCGAATAAAGAAGAAGAAAACATTCCCATTTGTTGGATGTTCTAATATTCGTATGCCTACCATTGAAATTAAAATGAGAAAGCTCAAGGCTGCTCTTGCTAATGTTATTTTTGGTATTAGACCCATTGTCCAAGCAGTGCCATCTCCATCTGGTAATTGGGAAACAGCACGAAAGATAGAGAAGTTCTTAGACCATTTAATTATGGAGAAAATAAAGATTAAGAATAAATCTTTAATTGCTATAGACCAAACAATAGAGAAAGGATTTTTTATTCTTAAACCATTTTGGAGAATAGAGATAACAAATAGAATTGAAGAATTATCTTTAGATGATATTTCTATACAAGAAGCTCTTTGGTTATTTGATGCTGAAAGACAACCAGAAGAAGTTGAACAAGCTATTATTAAAAGATTAGATGTTGATATGAATGATTTGGTTAAAGAACATAATCAAAAAGAAGTATCAATAATAGTAGATGAATTATTATCTGGTAAAGAAAATGTAAAGTTTGAAATACAAGATGTTCTTTATAATTGCCCTGATGTTGCTTTATGTGAACCAGAGAGAGTCTATGTTCCACCTACTGCTGGGTTTGACCCACAAAAAGCACAGTATATAATCCATGAATTTTATTTACCATTTCACGAATTAAAAAGTAATGGTGAACATAAAAAGTGGGATATTGAAGGAATAGATAAAATTGCCAATAAACAAGATGTTGACTTATCAAGTCATACAATAGATGTAACCAGAGATGAGAGAGAGGGAATACAGAGATTACAGTCAACTAATAATCTTGTAAAAATATGGGAATGTTATTGTTGGTATGATATTAATAATGATGGAACAGAAGAAAAATGTGTAGTTACTATAGCACCTGATTTCAATCAGGAATTAAGAAAAATTACCCTACCTTTCTACTCTGGTAATTTCCCCTTCGTGAAACTATTTTATGAGTTGACCTCCGACAGATGGTTTTCGCATAGGGGAATACCAGAGCTAATAGAAGATATAGTTAAAGAGATAGATATACAACATATGCAAAAGATTGATAGGCAGACACTTACAAACTCGCCTATGTATATCTACAGAGCAGGTATGGTTAATCCTAAGACTGTTCAGTTTGTATTTGGACAAGGTATTCCAGCACAAGGTATGCAACCATTAAATGATTTGATTGCTCCATTAAATTCTCATAATCCTAATGTAGAGTTTTCATATGAAAAAGAACAGATGATACTTGAAACTAAGATTGAAGAACTTATAGGACAAGTTGATTTCTCTTTACAATCTATGATTAATAAAAGACAACCAAGGACATTAGGCGAAGTAGACCACCAAGTTCAAAGTGCTAGTAATGTATTCTCTTTAGATGCTGATATGTTCAGAGAATGCTTTGCAAACCTATTTAATTGGATATGGGATTTATGGTCTCAGTATGGAGATGATACTTATGAGTTTATGTATTTTGGACAAGACTCAAGGAAAGAGGGAGAAAAGATTAAACTTACTCGTGAAGAAACTCAAGGTAAGTATGTTATCACTGTAAGAGGAAATGACCAGAATACTAACCCACAAGTTAAGATGCAGAAAGCCCAGCAGATTATGATGGGAACACAAAATCAATTAGCTATACAAATGGGAGTTATTTCTCCTATACACGTAGCAAATGCTTATAAGAGATTTTATCAGATGTTAGATGTACCTAATTGGGAAGAGTTAGTAGCAACACCTGAACAAATGCAGAAAACTATGCAAGCACAACAGAAAGCAACAGAGGAACAAAAGATGAGAGATGAGTCAGATTTTATTAGATTGAAAGGTGACGACTTAACTGATGCTGAAACGATACAACTATTGCAGAAACGTGGTATCCAACCTGACGTTCAAGGAAGGATGTTAAACGAACAAAATAGACGTCAAGAGAAGGACATAGAACAAGAAGCTAAGGGTTATGAAACATTAGCAAAGATTTCTGATTCTATTACTAAACAACAAACCAAGGAGAAGCCTGATGCAGGAAGAAAATGAGTTAGTTGAACGGATTAGTGAATGTAACACAGTTATTAGAGACATTGATAATTCTCCAGCTTGGAAAGTTATTGTTAAAGATATGATAAGACAAAAATCTTTTTTAGATGATAATTGGCAAAATGTTACAGAGGAAAAAAAGATTAAAGAAGCAAGGATATTAAAGCTTGCCGTTGTTCACGTTCTCACACTCAAGGAAAAGTATCAAGGTGATTTGAAGTCAGCTAGTGAAAGATTAGACATTATTAGAAATCCAGGGACAGTTGTAGACAAAGATTATGATGAAGAATAAACTATGGGATATAAAAGAAAAGTAGATAGAAGTATGCACGATTATGGAGAAACAGACTATGAAAATAAAGTCATTCGTGTTAATCCTCGCAAGGGTAATCTTCTTAATACTATTATCCACGAAGAGTTACACCGTGTACACCCAGACTGGGAAGAGAGAAAAATTAGAAAGGTATCAAAGAAGAACGAAACTTCTCTCACAATGGCAGAGGCAGCCAAACTTATTGGTAGATTTAGAAAAAAGAGGAAGAAATAATATGGTAGATTATCTTGACCCATTAGTATTTTCAGAAGCAACAAAAACAAGTCATAAGGCATTTGAAAAAGATGCTACTGGTATTATTTGGGCTGTTAAAAATAGAGAAGCAAGACCAGATAGGTTTGGAGCTACGAGAGAAGAAGTTATATTTGCAGACAAACAATTCACAGGTGTTGGTAGCAATGAATGGAATAAAGTAATAAATAACAAATTAACAAAAGAAGAAGAATGGTATTTCAAGCGTGGAGTTCAATTAAGAAAAGCTATAGATGGTGGAAAGATAGCCGACCCTACAGGCGGTGCTGACCATTATTATAATCCTAAATTAGCTTCACCAGATTGGGCAGAGGTTTATGGTAAAACATATTCATCTGGTGCACACGATTATCATAAAGAAGTATCAGGAAAGAATAAAAAAGGTATTGGTTTCAAACAAGCCTTTTATACAGCAAGAACTAATGGTAGAAAAACTTTTACTTGGAATGGTAAAAAATATACTACTAAACTAAAAACCGCCAAGTAGGCGTAAAACACAGGAGATTTATGTTAGAAGAAGAAACGAATGTAGAACAGGAAGTCGTTCAACCTGAACAAGAGAATGTAACAGAGGAAATCGTTCAGCCTCAAGAAACAAGCGTGGAATCAGAAGTTGCTATAACTGACACTCCTCCAGCAGAGGTTACTGCTGTACCGTCAGATGTAGATGAGTTCGGTGTACCTTTTAAAAATAGGTATATGGAGATGAAGCGTAAATATGAAGATGTATCATCTAAGCAAGACCAAATATTGCAAAAGATGGATAATCTTCAAGGACAGCAACAACAACCAAAGTACTCTAAGGAAGAGCTTATGGCATACATTTCAAAAGAAGACACTGAGCCTGCACACAGAGCTTGGGCGTTGACTGAAATGAACAAGTTAGAGGAACAGAACGTATCTGATAAAATAGAACAAAAGTTTCAAACATTACAAAAACAGCAAACTGCTGAAAGAGTAAAAAATGATACTTTTGCTTTTGTTACACAACGACACCCAGAAATAACTATTAAAGACAATGCTGGGAACTTTGTTGGATGGAATACTAAAAGTCCTGTTGTTCAGAGAATGGATGCTTATATGCGAAATCCCGAAATTGCAAATAATCCTGCGGGTTTAAGAGTTGCTTTAGCATTAGCAAAAGACGACCTTTCTGGTAGTCAATTAGCTAATCAGCAAAAATTAAAAACTCAAGTGAAAACTTTGCAAAAGGGCACTATGGTAGAAGGTGGAAAACCATCACCAATACAAACAACTGACAAGTTACATAGTGCAAAAGACATGCTTCGCAAATCAGGAAGTAAGAAAGATGCTTTGTCGGCTGTTGCTGAATGGCACAGGAAACAAGGAAAATTCGAGGAGTAAATAGATGGCTTTGACTTACACATACGATGACAACTCTATCAGAGAAGACCTATTAGATATTATAACTAATATGAGTCCTCAAGAAACACAGTTGTTATCAGGGTTAGGTACATCATCTGCAAAAGATACTATGCATATTTGGTTAAAAGATACACTGAAAAGTGTAGCTGCAAATTCGCATATTGAAGGTGCAGATGCTACTTATCCAGATAGAACAAACCCAGAAAGAATGTACAACC